TGCATCAGATGCTACATCTGCATTAGCAATGGTGCCGTCAAGGATCATAGTAGTGGTTACTGTATCTGTTCCACCGCCTTGTGTTGATGCAAAATTATTTAACATTATTATTTCCTCACGGGTATCCGCCAGTGTTCATAACCCTTAGTTGTGAACCTGAGTGACGATCTTTATTATCTTGATTTTGTATGTCACCTACCGCTTTTTCAAATGCGGCTAACCACAATGGAACCCTCTCATCATTCATAATGAAAGGCTCCGCTTCTAATAGTGTGCCGTATAAATATACGTCTGGGTTATTTGTCAGCATATCATTTGTCGTTGCTGCGTCAGACAGGGCGGCAAAGGCTTGATAGTATAGCATCGAAGTTGTATAGACAGCATCAGGGTTCGGCCCTAACCTTACATTATCTGCTATAATTGTAAAAACTTGTGGTTTAGATTTACTGCTACCGGCTTGCATCCGTGTCATCATCTCTGGTGTTATATAGGATAATGGAGTCAATGGATCAGTTGTAAGATGAAATTCCTTCATCTGCACAAACCGTGTAGGCAGTGAATACTCTCTTGTTCCTGCGACAGTAGAGATAGACGTAGATACAACTTCCATATCTCTGATTCGGAGAACACGATTAAATCGTGCTTCCGCCAGAGAGATGAACTCCGGTATCCGGTCAGTCAGATCGCTTCTGTCTAACCAGTTAGCCGCTGCTGTCTTTAACTGCGCGAACGTACCTATTGCCATCAGACATGAACCAGCCGCATACTTACATTAGAACCGCCTACTCTCTGGTGGTGTAGATACTGAGAAACACCGGAACCAGAAAACTTAGGCACGTTAATAAATGTGAGGCCAGCCGCTAATTTAAGATCATTAGCAGTGCTGACAGAGGCACTTGAAGATGAAGAGAAGTTGAAATAAATCTCCCCATCCGTATGTATGCCTACTATTTTTGCGGAAGTAACATTTGTGACGCCAGCAGATGCGCCTACTGTAATTACGCTCTGCACACTCCACTTATTGAAACTACCATCATCGCTTCGTCTATACATAATTTATACCCTTTAGATATTTGTTGGAGCAACTTTGAAATACTTGTAATCAGGATCGTTAAGATACCGAGCAAGTAGTTTGGGGTCTTTTTCAATCGCCCCGTTTGTATCCATCTTCCACTGTTCCCATATGTTAATGGGTATAGAGGCGGTGTGATGCCATTCGCCCCTCTTGCCTACAGATAACTTATCACCATAGGCATTCATCTTCCTCTTGTTTTCATCAACAATAGGCTGTGCGTCCTGCACTGTATTCAGTGTGAACGTATCATCTACTTCATCAAAATGGAAATCAGTCCTACGCCAAGGTTCCTGATCTACAACCAGTCTTTTAGACATACCCTATATCCCCTACTTTAGGTGCGCCATCTTTAGGGTCGCCATCAATGTAGGCTTTCTTAAGCCATCCAATAGCATCAGTTGGCTCTTTAGGCTTTGACGCTTTGGGAGCCTTCTTTCCCTTTATCATTTTATTGGCGATTGATTCAATCTCTTTATCGATAATTTTCATCTATGCTCCATTTTGACTTATTACAATTCGATCTGTTAATGTGAAGTTTCCAGACACGCTTATACGCTCCTCATCAATCCAGAATGGATGAACCATATGATCTAAGGTGGCAGGAAACATGAGGATCAGATTCTTTTCAGGAGTAACATTCCACATATTTACACTGAGTGGACTTATAGACTCTCCGTATTTGAAAACGATCTTTCCTGCATCCTGAACATTGGAGTCAGCCTGTTCATCGAATATCTTCTTTGGTACATCCAGATACACGACAAACGAAACTATCCCGTGATGCTGGTGTGGTGGATTATGGTCATACCGTCTTTGGTAATTGATCCATAGAGTATCCAGATTGATGTCTAAATCTTCCTTACCCGGTGCGAAATTTATTCGCCCACCATCATAATGGTAGACCATGAAATCAAACCACTGAATCAGAATCTTAAAAAATTCAGGGAAAACTTCTGCAATATATTCGCTATCATAATTATAAGAACTGCCGAAATACATATTACCAGCCAATCGTTTATTATAATTACGATCCTTATCTTTGATACTTTTCCCTTCCTTAAGAAGGGATTTCCTCAGATCATCAGAGATAAAGTTCTGGTATATACATGGCCCGAATGGAAATACAACCTTCCCGCCATGGTCGTCCTGAATATTAGGACAATTAGTTTCGAATTCTTGCATAAGATGGGGGGCAGGTTACCCCACCCCCCTATACTTATTTACGCTGCACAATCAGCGAGAATACCACTTGACTTCTCGTTCTTGGAAACTAGACCATACTCAGCAAGCAATAACTGTTTAGTTGCATCACCAGTTTTTGCTAACTCGACAGTCTGGAAGGGACGGAGCCATGCAATAGCCCAAAAGTCCATATCCAAAAAGAACACATGTTCGCTGCTTTTTACATTACGATCACTCAGGATTTTGAAAGTTCCAAAATCACTGACATAAACATCGACCGATGCAATAACGTGAGCAGGTGCATCACCCTTCGTTTGAGTTTGAAGAGATGATACTGATTGCGTTAGATCAGAGATCGTCTGTTTGATACCAGACGGAGCCAAGATCAAGTCAGGGTTACCACCAGCATCATAAGCGTCTTTGATGACGTTCTTAATGCCAGCTTCCGTAATGGTAGCAGTAGCCGTAGACTCTACCATAGCGGTAGTACCTGTTGCACCAGCAGTCGGAGAACCGGATGTTGGATTCATAGATACATAGTTGGTAGCAAGCCAAGCAGGAACACCAGCAGATGCTCTCGCTGTGGTTGAGTTACCAGCAGCCCGCACAATGTTTTCAAGCAACATGGATTCCATGTCTCTTTTCATGCGCTTGCCATTTTTAGCCAATTGATAGGCTTGATGTTTGCCGTGACCGGCATAGTTAACTGCGTCGTCAGTACCAGATGTTTGATTTACATATTGTGATATCTGGGCGTAATTTCCAAGTCGCGTTGGAAGCACTCTAGCGGTGGCAGCAATGCTGTCATCGCCTTCGATTTTACGGTTCGTTGCACCAGCCGTAATCGTATCAACTTGCCATTCAAAGAAAGTATGTTCTACATTCTGCTTTGAACAGCCGTTAAGGAAGGGTGTATCCATAGGAGCGATATTGTAAATCACATCTGACAATTCATCTTTAATCGCTACTGACGAATAAGTCAGTGACGTATTTGTTGCAATTGCCATTTGTTATCTCCTTATTAGGAATTAAATAAATCTTCCAGCAAAGAGGCTGCGTCATCGACGTGACCAGTTTGCCGTAAGCGTTTCATTTTTGCAGTACTTTTTATTTTTTTACTTTCAGACTTAGTATTACCCTTCCCACTTCTTGCAACCTTTGGCTTGTTTTTAACCTTCTTATCCTTAATACCTCTGGATCTTCTTTGGTCATCTTCCCAAGCCTTTGCTTGCATCAAAATAAGAATAGAGCGATGATCAAAGAGTTGTTTTAATTCCTCTTCCTGGAATCCCTTAGTAATCGCAAACTCACGAAGTTCTTTGGCAATAGCCTGTTGCTTTTCGCGAACACCCCAGTCTGGTATAATACTTACCAGTTTTGAATGTTCTACTTGCGCCCACTGTTGAAACTGCTGTTGTTCAGCAGCGCCCTGTTGCTGGGATTCTTGATCAAAAGTCTGTTTTAGTCTTTCAATATTATTCTGGGCTTCACGGTAATCATCACGTTTAGTAAGGTATTCTTCCTTATCTTCCGTCTTTAACCGCTCCCAGTCAATATTCTCATATTCCTTTAGCGAAGAATTATTTAATTGTATTGCGTTCGCTATAGAACTTATGTACTGCTGTCGAGCCTCCTGAGTCGCTGCAACTTCGGTCTGGTAGAACTGCGCTGCCTGATCTAGTTGATTGCGGTACTGACTTAGCTCTTGTGTTTTCTTTGTATAATCCGCCTGACGAGAGTATCCCTTTACGAGTTCTTCGGCAGTTACCTGATGGTCTTCTCCATTTATCCTTACGGTATAGAGTGCAGGTGTGTCGTCCTCCTCTTCAGGTTCTTCTTCCTCATCGGATTCTTCTGAAACGTCTTCCTCTTCAGATTCTTCCTCTTCAGATTCAACTTCTTCAGTTTCCTCTTCCGGTAATTCGTCTTGAGTTTCCTCAGTAGACTCTTCACTTTCAGCAGGTTTGGCTTCCTCTTTCTCTGGCTTCTCCTTTTCAGGTTCCAATAGTCCGAGTAATGCCTCTTGTGCCTCCCATAAACTTCCAGGTTGGCTTTGATCTTCGTGTGCTTGCGGGGCTGGTTGCTTATCCGCCATAATTAAATTCCTCTTAGATGAATGGGTGTTGCTGTGACATAACTTTATTCATGTGTCCTGTTTCAACTATAGAATTTATATGACCATGAAGTTTGTCAAGCAGTCGCATCGCAAGCCAGATTGACTCTCTGGCTTCCAACTCTAGCGAACCGCTGGCTTCCCAACGATCCATTAAATCTTTTCTTAGTACATCAAATGCTTCATTAAATAGTGGGTTACTTAAAAGGCTCTTAGCCCTTTCCTCTCTATGATCGTCGCTCATGTGTCTCCTATGGCTACGGCTCGTTTCTGTTCACGCTCTAATTTCAACTCTTCCATCTTCAAGTGTGCATCTACGGCAGCTTCTTGAGCATCCTGTTGCAGTTTCTGAGCCTTGAGTTGTAACTCTCCAGACTTAATCTCTAACTCCTTCTGCTTAATCTGCACTTCCATTTGCTGCATCTGCTCTTCTGGTGATGGCCCTTGTTCCTGTGGTGCAGTAGATGGATCAGTTAGAAAATCATTAACATTCTGAAATCCCATTGTTTTAACAAGGGCTGATCCAAGGTTATACATATTCTGTTCGGTGACAATTTTAAGTCCACCCTTCATTGCTTCTCCGGCAAACTGCAACATCCTGGAAAGGTGCATCATCTGCTGATCCTTGCTTCCACTGCCTAAGGCAACAGATACAGTACAATCCATCTTATCGCTCCATGCGTCAGGACGTATAGGTATCCACTCGTTTCTTAACATGATCACTCTTTCGTGATCCTGATTCTTCATTAGCAGCGTATAGATAGCCCTCATTAAATCCTTAACACCAGTCTCAGCAAAGTTCCTGGCTATGAGTTCTACTCTACTCTGCGCTGCTGACATAACGGCACTAACAGCAGTAGCCGTAGTATGTGAAGTCAAGGCATTCTCATTCATACCCTGCGACATTTTGGATACGCCAGCCCTGGACTCTCTTACTCCGTCAAGATACTCTAGCATCTGGAATGAATAAGGCTCTAGTGGAGGAGTCGCTAACGGCATTACAGCATTGGGTGACTTA